ACATAGACCGTCTTCTCCGACCGGAACTTGTCGTCTTTCGTCTCCGGCCTCAGGTCATAAAGACCAAGAACCGGAATCCGCAGGAAGCCATGAAAAACGGCATCGGTTTTATCACGGAGGATCGAAAGGTAGAAGGATTGATGGTCCCCCCTAAAGAAAACCCTATATTTCCATGAATGTCGATGTATTCCACTTCTATGTACCCTTCCGGCAAGCGGCTGGGTTTTTGCGCTTCCAGTGCAGCTATACGGTCTGCAAACTCGTTTGCCGGAATTTCACCGGCACTGTTTTCTTTTGCACGTATAGCTGTGGCAATACGTGTAAACTGTTCCTTCTGTGTTGAGGCGGTGGGAAGAACGACATCGGGGTTTTCTGCACCGGCAGGAAGAGCTATAACTCTGTCAGCGAAAGACCGCGCCGGAATTTCGCCGATGCTGTTTTCTTTTGCCCGTATAGCGTCCGCAATGGCTTTCAGCCGTGTTTCCTGTGTGCTCAATACGACGCCTCCCAACTGTCAAGAATTGCGGCCTGAATCGCGGAATTCAAATCATCCACAGTTGCTATCGGATCGCCGTTCAATGTAATATTAGAGGCAAGATCTGCTTTCAAATTCACACCGTTTTTCCCTCGAATTTCTATTTTTCTTACAGAAGGATGACTAATGTAAGCAAAATCTTGCTCTCCAAAGTTTATCTTTTCCCCGGGGGTCGCGCTTCCTTGTAATCGTATATTCCCAGAAACAGTCCCGCCAGTGATTGGAAGTGCTCCGACCATCTGCGGCGTGTAGTCGCCATCCTGTGGCATGACGGCCCCAGAACGTCCATTGAAGCTAGATACGCCAGCAGAGCCGGGGGAGCCGCCAGCCACCAGGACTTCTTTCCCGGTGCTGTCGATTACTTTGATAGACATAGTGCCTCCTTTCAGGCGATGGCGTACGCCGCTTGGTTGATACCGCTTGCCACCGCCACAAACTTTCCGTCTCCGTAGGTAACACTTTGCCAGCTTTCGGAGGAAGGCAAAGCCGATGCTGCCCAGTTGATGCCGTCAGTGCTGTAGGCGGCTTGGTCGCTTTCGTCTGCCACCGTCACGAACTTGCCGTCTCCGTAGGTGACGCTTTGCCAGCTTGCGTAGAACGGCACAGTCGATGCTGTCCAGTTGATGCCGTCAGTGCTGTACGCCGCTTGGTTGCTTCCGTATGCCACCGCCACGAACTTGCCGTCTCCGTAGATGACGCTTTCCCAGTCTGCGGAGGACGGAAGTGACGAGGTTACCCAATGTAAAGAAGGTCCTCCATTTTTTGCAAAAACAGCTGTCAGCACAGTATCTCCGGTGACGGGAAAGGTATAGCTTTCGTTATGAGACTCCGTATCCCCACTCTGTTCCCAGCCCTCAAACGTATACCCATTTGCTGGGAAAGCGTCGACTTGTATTTTCATATCCTTCAAGGCATACCCGCCGCCGGATACTGTCCCTCCCTCCGGAGGTGAGGCCGATAGGGAAATCGCATACAAGTCACCCGGCAAGTGGTCCGATATATATTTTTTAAGTTCATCAATCGCAGCCTGTACGCTTGTTGCTGACATGCCGCTCGTGGTGTTGTCGTAAGAGACTTCGTTTGCCGCGGTAGCACTGCCGCCCCCACCAGTCCCACCGCCCTCTTCCTCATCGAACTGGATAGTATAAGGTGCCGTCCCAAAATCGCCGTTCAGCGCAATGATACCACCGCCATCCAGCGTGACAACGTTTTCTGGCGTGCTTCCGCTCCCGCCTCCCCCACCTTCCGGCGGGTCAATCCATTGCGTGTCGTAGCTGGTGTTGGACTTTTTTGCAAGAACCTGCCCTGTAGTGCCGCCGGGAGCGACCCCGGCGCCGGGGTCGCCATCAGCGCCAGGAGGCCCTTGTGGTCCGGGAGCGCCATCTGCTCCAGGAGGCCCGGCAGGGCCAGGAGGGCCTGCAAGGCTGTCTGCGCTCTGCGGAACGGCATTTCCCGTTGCATCAAACCCTACGACTTGCCCCTGGTTTCCTGTCAGTTTAGTCTGTTTTCCGTCCCAGGCAGTTTCTTTTGTAAGAACGGCCCCAACAGCTTTGTCGATTTCGGCCCCGTAGTATTTGCTTTGGTAGGCCAATTCAAATTCACTCCTTTATATAGACTTCCTGGCGGTCCGCCGTGCGGAGCGCCGTCGTTTCACCGGCAGGAATAAAAATCGCGTAAGATACAGCAGGTTCAGACGGCTCCCAATCTCCACCGACGAGGTAGCATGTCCCATCCAAGGGCCAAAGTCCAGGTTCCAGCATTGCATACTTGACCGGGGCCACGTTGTCCCCTGTGATTTCCATTGGCGTCGCGAAAAACTCCGCCCCGTTCGTGGTAACAGAAGCGTCGGCTTGCGCTTCAGGGTCGACGATCTTGATGGAGATTTCAACAAAGGACTCCGGGACCAGGGTCTTCCGCTGAGCGTTCTTCCACGCCTGACTCACGAACTGCATAGGCTAAACCTCAATCAGCGCCAACCGTGCGCCCAAATACCCACGGATGCTCCCGTCAGCCCGGCGCAAAAACATCCCCGCTGTCCGGTCCGAAACGTACATGTTCCGCGTTTCCCAGCCGTTACTATCCTGCGCAAAGAAGGTGACGGAGTTTGTAAAAGAGCCGCCTCGTTTGACGCTGAACAGAGCCAGGATTTCGGCCCACGCCTCTGCACTGATAAACTTCCAGCTCATGTCAATCTTTCCCATGTCGTCCCGGATAACGGCCCCAATCCATTCCGCCTTTGCGTTGCGCCCGCTGTCAACGACCGTGGAAGTCGTTGCGTCGTATGTAGAGGGGGCCGGGATAGGGTGCCCCGCGATGGTAACAAGTGGCCTCATCCAAGGACACCCCCTCCCATGATGTTCGCGCCACGCTGGCGCTGTGCCCGCTCAACCGACTGCATCAGAGTCTTGCCATCCAGCGTAATTGGCCTTTCACTGTTCTCGTTGATTGCTTCCACGATGGTCCCTGCGACAGCGTACAAAGCGCTGACCATATCGCTGTTGTCATTGCTCACGTTGGTGGTCGTGCTGGAGTAATTGGAAATGCTGGACCCAGCGGACTGCGCCTGAGTAAACGAGGCAGGCATTGTGGCATAGGGGTTTTGACGTGCGGCGCATTGAGGTTGGACGGGTTCGATTTCCTGGAACACACGGGACATAGAATCCGCCAAATCGGAGGCGGCGTTTACCGCCAAGTGGCTGTTATCCTTGATACCCTGCGCCATAAGTTTCAGCATATCGGGCATATAGGTGTGGAAATCGGACAGCGGGCCGATGTCGGGTTCGGAGAAGTGAAGTCTGTTTCTGATATTGTTTGCAATATCCGTGGCGGCGTTCCTGACCCAACTAATGCCGCCACTAATGCCATCAGATATATTTCGGCAGAGGTCCCGGCCCCATCCGGATGCTTTGTTTACGATACTTTCCCATTTGGAAGAAATCGTAGAGCCAATTTCTTCAAACTTAGAGGCGGCAGTTGTTTTAAGGCTATCCCACGCGTCGAAAAGCGTAGTCTTTACCTGTCCCCACTTCTCAGCGGTATCGGTCTTGACGGCCTCCCACTTCTCGCTGATAGCGGTTTTGATATTCTCAAAGGCCGTCCCGGCAGTGGTTTTCAAGTTCTCCCAGGTAGAAGAAAGCGTGGACTTGATGCTCTCCCACTTTTCGGAAGCGGTCTGCTTGATGTTTTCCCACGCAGTTGAAAGTGTCTCTTTCAAAGCGTCAACTTTTTCAGAGAAGAACGAAACAATATCTCCCCAGGTTTGAGAAATGCCACCAAGCAACCCCCCAATCAAGAATCTTCCAAGCTCTGCAAAGACGGTAGAAGGAGAATGGATGCCAAAGAAGTCCTTGAAGCCTTGGACAATTCCGCTCCAGATTTTGTTTAGTCCTTCAGTAAAGGTATTCCATCCATCCTTGATGCCCTGGATAATACCGGGAAGAAGGTTCTTCGCTCCTTCAACAACGCCGTCAACGAAATCCCTGAAGCCTTCGCTGTGTTGGTAGAGAAGAACAAAACCAGCAGACAGCGCCGCCACAGCAGCCACAGCAATGCCAATCGGAGAGGCCAAGGCAGCAAGCACAACTTTTAACGTACCAGCAACGATGTTGAATGCGGCTACCGCTGCTTTGATAGTTACAAATGCCGTCGCAGCAACACCAAGAACGGTTGCAATTCCGAGGATAATAGCTTCTCCGGGCGCAAGGCTATCCAAGAAATCAGAGAAAGACGTGTTGCCCTTTAGCAAGTTGGTTAATTTTTCGAAGGAATTTGCTACAGCCTCGACCGCCGCAGAAATAACATCCCACGCCGCCGATGCAAGAGGCGTTATGATATCGCTGATGATGAACTTTGCAACGGGACTTAGATTTTCAAGAACTGCCGTTAAGAACTCAAATGCGGTGGAAAGAAGCCCAATGGCGGTCGGAAGGGCTTCCTCAATGGTCCAGGTTCCAAACGGAAGAAGGACATTTTCGTATGCCCATAACAAGCCGTTGGAAATGGTTTCCACTAGCGGTGCAACTGCGGCAAGAAGGTTTTCAAATGCGCTGAGTAAAGGAGTAAAGTCAAGATTTTTGAACCATTCCACAGTCTGGTCAATTAACTTTTGCAAAGTGTCGGCAACTGTGTTCACGATCTCGATAAGCGGGTCCGTAATGCCTTTGATGTCAAGGCGTTCCCCAAACTCGGAGAGGACGCCGACAAGAGCTTCACGAGCAGCATCTATCCCAGCTTTCAGAATCTTGATGGGAAGTTCCCAATCAATTTCACTAAAGAACCCAATGATTGCATCCGCAATCGCTTTCCCGAAAACGTCCCAGTGGAAACCGGTTATTAGACCGTAGATAAATGCCATTAGGCCGTTCCATTCAGCGGCGAACGTCCGGCCCAGCAGGTCCCAATCAACCGTGTCGAAAATGCCGTTGATGCCGTCGGCCACCTTGCGGCCCAATTGCTCAAAATCAAAGGTGGTCAGGAAGCCATAGGCCACGTTCAGCCCATTGTTGATAAGTTCGCCAAGCCTTGCGCCCCAGGCGTAAGAGTCCCAGCTATCGACAATCTCGTTTAGCTTGTCCGCTACGATCTCGCCAACTTTGCGCCACTCTCCGTTTTCAATAGCCTCCCGAATTTGAGCGGCCCAGTCTTTGATATCGTTTGGGACCTCTACCTCCTCAAACATATCCCCAAAATCAGAAGCGGCACCGCCAGCGCCGCCGGAATTTTCATTCAAGACGTTCAGCTCATCAATACCAAGGAGGAAGTCTTTGGTGGCCTTGGAAGCGTCTTTGGCCGCCTCACCGTATTCGACAGCGTGCTTTTTTGCCTGAGTGTAGACACTCTTTCCGGTTAGGGCCGCAAATACCTTGCCGATCACATTCAGCAGGGCCACAAATTTGTCGATGATAAATTCAACTGCTGGAGCAAGGGCTTGAATCAGCGGGGCGGCCATAGCGCCCAGGCTGTTTTTTAAGTACAAAGCGTTGGTTGCCAGAGAATTCATGGCCGGGGCAAACTCGGTGCCTGCAAGACGGCTATACTCGTACAGGTTTTGGATGCCCTCTTTAATTCCCTCGCGGATAATTCTGAGTCCAGCGTATACCGCGCTGTAAAATGCCATCCGGCCAATGGCGGACTTCCATTTCTGGAAGGATGCTAATGCGTTTCGGAAGGGACGGGTAATACCGGAAACAACATGGTTCCCAATACCGGCAATGCCTTTTCCAAGGTTCCCGATGCCGGATTTCAGCAAATCCTTAATGGAAGCCGCCAGCTTGCGTGCGCCGGATGCCAGCAATTCAAAGCCCTTCTTCGCCGCAGAGAACGCGGAGGAAGCAAGCTTTTGCATTTGCCCCACTACAGCCTTTACAGCTAAGCCGATTGCCAAAATAGCACCAGCAACAACGGGGTGCGCGGAAGCGAAGCCAAGGGCGCTTTTGGTCAAACCCTGGAATGCGCCGCTGAGCGCTTTGATTGAAGTTTCCGCCCCTTTAGGAAGGATTTGACCGATTTTCTTTTGGGCTATATTGTCCAGAACGCCCTTGATATCTTTGAAGATGTCAAGCTTTCCCGGAGAATCACCGGCCTTTGTACCTTTCGCCGCCGCTTTCAACTCCGCCATAGAGTTCTTGGCGGTCTCGCCAGCGATCTTGGAGGTATTGCTGGCTGCTTTGTATTCGTCCTGCAAGCGCTTCAGCTCCGCCGTGACCGCCTGGATTTCCTCAGCGACGCTCGGCATGGAGAGGTCAGGTTTGTAATCCTCAATAAGGTCAATCGCTTTCTTGAAATCCTCTATATAAAGCTTTGCGTGATCGGCACGGGCGGCGAAATCCTGCAAATCCTTCTCGACCGCCTCAAAGCCGGGGGTATCCTTAAGCCTGTCCAGCGTCCGCCGCATTGCCGCCAGTTTGCCGTCGGTCTTCACAGTCTGTAGTTCAGCGCTGGCAAGCGTCCTTTTTAAGCCGTCAAGGCTGGCCCCCGTCAGGTCATTCAGGGCTTTTTTCAGGGCTTTCATGTCTGGCGGCTTTATCTCTTCCCCGCCGATCTCCTCTATTTTTTCCTTGGCCTCAGAGGCGGCATTTTTTACCTCTCGAAAGTCCTCGACGCTGCTAGCTATAACGGATTTCTGTTTGCTGAAATCTGGTAGAATCGGAAGCCATCGGAAGTCAGATTGCAATTCCGCATATTTCCCTTTAAGGGCGTCAATGGCATTTTCAGCTTTTACAAAGTTCCCAATCTGTATGTCGCTGATAGGCTGGTTGAGATTTACAGACTGTCCTATCTCCTGTTTTGCTTCTTTGGCTGCATAGGTTGCGGCCTTAAACTGCTCGCGGATTTCTTTGGCATAATCTTGGGCGCTTTCAAGCCCTTCGATTCCAGGCGCATAATTGATAAATTCAGAAAACCGCCCGAATTCATCTTTGGCGTCTCTCAAGGAATCCCTGATTGCATCAGTTCTTTCCTTGATGTCGCCATACAAAGAATCCCGAAGTGTTTTCTTTAAATCAAGGCCCTGAGCGGTTTCCTCGGCAGCAGATGCAAGGTCTTTCATTTTTTCCGCCAGTTTGTCCACATCTTTATCGACTTGATCAAAACTATCGCTTACACCCATAGAAGATATTCCCTCATGGAGAGAATCCCGCAAACTATTTTGCTGAGATCGTAAGGCGGATAGTATGTCAAACTGCTCTTTTAATACTTCCTTTGCCTTGGAAATCTGCGCATCAAAACTGCCAATCAGTTCAGGAGTTGGTTTCTCCGCAGTTGCTTTCGCACTCTCGATAGTTTCAATTTTTGCCCGCAGTCTGGCGATGTTCTTTTCTGTGTTGGATATCTCTTTATCAAGGCCTTTAATGCCTTTCACGGCCTTAGACGCGTCAAATTCAACAGGCTTAGAAGCCTTTCCCGTGGCCCGGTTAATAATTTCTTTTTTCTCCTGGACCTTCTTCTGGGCCACGCTGGCAGAACCCCCGATGCCGTCAATCTTCTTGGCGATGTCTCCAAACTTCTGTTTCGTGACGGTTTGCAGGCTCTTCAGGGCCTCGGTCAGCGCGTTGATCTTAGCAACAGCGCTTTCGGATGAAGCCTCGACTTCGATTTCCAGAGTGTCAATGTTGATGCCGTCTGCCATACGCTCACCGCCTTTAATATCTCCTATCGGGGCAACAGGCAGAGGTTGCCCGCTCTCCCGGTATGAGGTTTGAGGGGAGGAGGCTATTGCGCCCCCTTGCCCCATCCTTTACCCATACGAAGCATTTGCCGCATATACAATTCAGCTCGAAGACGATCAGCGTCTTTCTCTTCCTGTTTTTCTTCCATTGTTTTCTCTTTTGTAAAAAGCGGATAAGGTTCTTTTGGATACTCGTGCGGCTTCTGACCTTTTTTTCGGTTTGTCATCAATGCAGAAGCTATTGAAGACAACGCCTCATAGAAGTACATACCCTGCCGCCATAGAAGGGCGTTCTGGTTCTCTAGTTCCATCTTGCGGGCCTCTGCAAAGGCATTGGTCGTCCTCACGTCGCCAAGCCAATACTGTTCCCAGGTCATCCCCATGGACATGAAGTAGGGGCAATCTCGTTCGAACACTTCCTGGGCGGTCAGCTGCTGCGGGGCTGTTACAGCTCCACAGCCACCGCCTCGTTTTTTTCGCCGTCCTCATCAGCCTGGACATTATTGGCGGTCATGGCCTGGGCATACAGGTCAATCAGACGCTTCAAGGTGCTCTCGGTAACGCCGCCCCATGCTTCCCTGAGCTTGTCCACCTTTTCTCTGGAGATCTTCCGGTGGTTTTTCCGAAAAGAGTAGTAGAACAGGTCCGCGATCTTGGTCGCGGGGAAGTTCCCCACGTCCTCAGGCTTAAAACCATGTCCCTCCGCAAATACGACGCTCTCGCGGCTGAAATCCAGTTCATACACATCCCCGGCGGGGCCAAGGACGCCTTTCTTGTCTGTCAAGCGAATGGGGGAAATACGTTCCTCAGACATTGTTTAGTCCTCCTTAAACTCCGACTTCGCCGCCGGTCTTCTTCGTGTTGGTTCTTATAACAGGGGTCTCTTCGTCGCTCTGCCTGCTTACACCTCCGCTTGCTGCGAAGGTAGGTTTAGCCTCCATAATGGGGGCACTGGTGGGTGTAATGTAAAGGGTGGTTTCCGCCATAGCCCCTACGGAGGCTTCGTTGAAGCTGATAGGGGCGGGTGTCCCCTTGAAGAACAGAGACTTTGCCAACTTAGGATGATAGACGGCCCACCACATGGACTTCTTGGCAGCAACAGCGTCATCGTAATTGGAAAGAACCGTTTCCCAAAAGTCCATTAAATCATCGGTCAGGTTGGCTCCATACTCCAAAGCGCCGCCCAGGTCTTTCAAGCCCTGAACATAGGTCATGTACTCGGTTTCCTCAAGCGTGGTGGAATCAATCGTGTTAGGAGCTGGGTTAAAACTCGGCATAGTTTTTACTTCAGGAACAGGCAAATAGCCGTCTGTGGGTCTGGTTCCGGCGGTCGCTTCCACTGCGTAGGCTAGCCTCATTCCAGCGGTAGATACTCTCTCGGACATTCATTTTCACTCCTCATGTGTGTTTTTTAGTTTTGGTAAATCCATAAGTCGCGGTCAACAGCCGCCTTGTAGCGGGCAACAATCCTGTAGATCGTGGCGTCCTGTAGGTTTGAAATGTGATTACACATTGTGCGGGTAAAGTTCAGCTTCGCAAACTCCTGGTCAATGATCTGCATAATCTGCTTCGCTTCCTGCTTTTTGCCAACAGCCTTGTTGCTATAAACGTTGACTTCGTACATGAGATTTGCGGAATTTTCGATGTTCAAGGTCCGCATACGCTCTGCGACAGAGTTGTCTTTTTCGGAGATAGTTGCGGCAGGAAACCTTGCGGGAAAATCGGACTCCTCCCCCGTCACCCAAATGCCGGGGTATGTAGACCGGAGCTTTGTTGAAACAGCGTTAAAAACGTCAGATTCAATGTCGATCATGGAAACCGCCTCCCATTAACTTTCCTGGTCGTCTTGCAGAACTCCCTCCGCAATCCACGGCAAGGACTGCCGGAGGATTTGCGCTGTGTCATACATAAATGGGCGGGACGGCATTCCCTTGGTCCAGTGCTTCTTGCCGTCATCGCCTGTATACCACCAGCCAGCCTCTCCATGTTCGTTCACGTCGTACTGCCAGCCAATGGGCGGGTTAACAGGATATGGAGATTGCTTTCCCAGGATCCCGGTGCCAAATTCGACAAATATGCTGTGCGGGGCAGTTGACATAATGTGCCCGATACCGTCATGTGCCTCGCCCACAATCCCGTTGATCAACTCACCGCTGTCGTAGGCGTTCATGTATAAGGCTTGGTTCTTGGCTTCTTCCACGCCCTGCTCTGTAGCAGCCTTGACGATGCCGGGGCCTAGCCCTTCAACCTTCTTCTGATAATCCTCCAGCTCCTTCACCGCTTGTCCAATCGATGAGGGGTTGAGACTCAGCTTGATTTTTGGCATCTATCGTCTCCTCCCTTGCGTGGATTTCATTGAGGAGCTTTTGCGCGTCCTCAATCTTTGCCAGTTCGGCCTTGTAGGTAGAGACAGAGACCTTCTTAATGGCGTACTGTGCGCTGTTCTTCCAGCGGGCAACCAACTTCACTATGTAATTCCAAGGTCCATTTGTGTCCGCCCCGTCCACCCAAAGAACGGCGTTTTCGTCAATGGGGCAGTTTGCATCGGCGGTCGTCATTGTGCGGTCGTAGTCCTCGAAAGAACCAAACTGCTGGACCTCGCTCGCGCCCTTGTTAGGGGAAACGCAGAGCATAGCGGATTTAAGACCGCTGTAGACGGGGTAAAAACTTCCTGTGGCATTGCCGTATTCGTCAATGATTTCCTCCTCGCCCTCGTAGAGCTTGAAGAACACGGGCTGTTGATTGCGGAGCAATGACCTCACAGCGCATCCGCCTCCCGCCACACCTTGTAAATCTTCGGACCTTGAATGGCAATCCAATCCACAAGTTCTTCGTTTAGCGCCCACGAGCTGTTTTCAGCAAGGCCGCTTTCGTGGAGGAAAGCGTGTACAATTTCGTGTCGTAGGACTTTTCGGGATTGAACGGATAGGTCTTTCTTGCATTCCGGTTTTCCAACGCTATCGGCGTAGGTTTCTACAAGGATTTCTTTCGTGGTATCATCGCAAATCCCGTCGCAGTCCGTTAAACGTGGTTCAACGTCTTCTTGACAAAAAGTGACGGAATATTCCGTTCCAAGTACATTCACTCTGGTAAATGGCTCTTTAGGAAGCGCAGTAATTGTTAGATTTGCAGTCTTACTCATTAAAGCACCCCGCACATTGGCGTTACCTCGTTCAAAAGCTGCTGTGAAATCCAGGAGGATTCGTAGCTCCTGGAAACCCCGTTTTCGCTGTGGCTGGTTTCGCCCTCAGCCCCGGCTTTGTTGTAAAGGTCAGTCGCTATCCTGTACTGCAAATCCAAATACTGAGGTTCCAGCACAGTATCTTTCCTGACCTCCGTATGTCCGGGCGTTACCACAATTACCTCCCCGCCTGGCCCCATCTCAGTAACAGGAGGAATTACCACTTCGAATTCAGCGGTAGGCCACTCCTGGAAGGGGAAGCGCCGTGTAAGGATTGCACTCTTGGCGCTCTCCAAGCAATCAATCAAAACCGCTTCGTTTGCTTCCCCCGTTCGAAGCTTTAACCGGTCAAGATTTGTCATGGTTCCGCCTATTCGGTCTTGCCAACCGATTCCAGCCCGCTAGAATCGCTTCCCGGATCCGCAGAGGTCTCCCGGACATCGGCCTTGATGGTTGGGATGCCGGAAGCGATTTCGAAGACCATAAACCGAACAACGTCCGCATTCAGAATGCTGTCTTTGATCGCGTCCACTTCCGTGTTTTGGAACACAATCACGTCTTCCACGTTGTCGTCTACGATAGCGTTTACATCAAACCGGGCGGTTCCCCTATACTTCTTGACAAACTCTTTCAGCGTCATTGCTTATGCCTCCTTACTGCAGAAGCCATTCTTTTGTGTCACCGTCGAACATAAAAAGCCTATGGTCCCCACCGACCTTATCCATTTCGTAAAACCTATCTCCGTTCTTGGCGTTGTTTGGTTTTTCGTCAGTAGACTTGCCCACATAGTCCGAAAAGGCATCACCGCTAGCTCCGATGTAAGTCACCATAGGTCAGCCCTCCTTCTTAGGCCTGCCTCGACGGGAAGGCTTATCTTCCGGTGGTTTCGGTTCATCACCCTCGCCGGATTTGCCTTCTTCCGGCACAGGGATGTACAGAGGGTCGTTCTCAGGAGTGGTGGAAGGCGGTTCGCCTCCGTCCTCTTTCTTTGGCACAGGGATGTACAGAGGGTCGTTTGGATTCGTGGTATCGGAACTTCCATTTCCAAGGCTCACGTCAGAGAAGCGGGTCATGTTGTCGCTGTTCCCGTTTTCAAAATGTCTGTGAAGCATCATTTTGACTGCCCTCCAATCAGCCGCCGCTAGTGCCTCTCTTCGCAATCTTGATGACGCTGCCGGGTTTGTAAATATACGGAGCGAAGAGCTTGGACCCTACGATAACTGTAGACTGGTTGATGATGTCCCGGTCGATTTCAACCAAAACATCCCGCTTGGAAAAAATAGCCAAAGCGCCAGGCTTGATAATGTGATAGTTGTCCTTGATTCGCTCACTGACGATGATCTGAACACCGTAAGCCATTCCAACAGCGCCCCGAATCAGCATATTGGCCGCAATGTCGGAAGCCGGGACCCAAGTCTTGGCGTTCAGCAGTGTGGCATATGCTTCGGGGTCAATAACGATAGCTTTTTGTCCCTCGATTTCCTCACCAAACATAGCCAAAGCTTTCGGAAGGTCATCAGCAGTAAAATCCCCGTTAAGGTCATAAACCAGTTTAGTGTTGGCATCCAAAGCGGAAAGAAGCATATTATCCACCTTAGAACCAATAGCGGTTACAATCTGGTTAGTTCCCTCATTGATAGGGTCTCCATAGCCAGAAAGGGCGGCTTCGTCCGTAATCTGAACGCCAAGCCCAATCTTTTCAATCTTGACTTGCTTGGTCTTCTCAGACAGCTTCTTAATGGGGATATCCGTGCCCTCTTCCACGGACTCGGCATCGCCAATGTAGTCGAAGTAGGGGAGCGTCACCGTATCACCAGCCTGTCCCTGGAGCGTATCGTCAATTTTTGCAAGCGGAGCAAAAACAATGTTAGGGACCAGCTTTTCGTTGATCATGTCCCCAATAACTTGCGGGTTAAAAAGGTCTTCGAGATAAGTCCCTGTAGAAGTAGGAACAGTTGCCATAGAATTTCATCCTTTCTTTAGTTCATAATTTTTTGGTAAGTCTCTGGGTACTTTTTTGCAAAAGCAAGTCGGTCCCGGTAATTCATCTTGGAAATTTCCTCTCTGGTGGTTGTAGGCCCGTCCTCTGTGCCAGCGGAAGGGGCCGGAAGTTTGCCGAACTCCAAACGCAAGGCTTTCTCCTTAGCGGCCAGAACCTTTGCAAAAGCATCCACAGCAGCATCTGCATCCTCCGCTCCATAAAGAGAGGACGCGATACTGTTTGCCGTCTCCTCATCGCCAGCAAATGCCATAACCCGCTTGGAAATTTTAGCAATCGCGGTTTCCTTCTTTAGCGCTGCAAGCTCTTCCTGCATCTTCCGGGTTTCCTCTTCTTTTTTCTCCGCAAGCTGTTCCTCTGCGGTTTTAGAGGCTCGGAGCTGCTTTTTGTAGCTGGCCGCTTCCTTTGTTGCGTTGTCCAAAGCGTTCTTCTGTTTTACAAGCTCCGCCTGCAGCCGCTTCAACTCGGCGGCTGTCTGAGCGGCGTCAGTATCATCCGGGGTGGGGGCATTGGGTTCGTTCTCAGGGGCAGGTTTGTCGGAAGTTGGGTCAGCAGGGCCTTCCGTAGCCGGTTCAGCGAAAAACTGCAAACCAAGATTCGGGCGGTCGCTTCTTTCGGGGAAAATAGACAGGTCAATGCGCTTTGCGTTCAGCATGGTAATTTCTCCTTTCAAATTTGCGATTGATTATCCTCGTTTCTCTACGAGCTTGCGAAATTTGTTTTATGAGCGGCTTCTCTGCCCCTCAAAATCAACTGGCGGCGTCAGTGGAATCCAGGTAAAAAAAGAGCCATCAACTGCTTCCACAACGGAAACGGTCAATGGCTCTTGGCTCAAAGGCTCTTGGCTCTATGGTTATTCAGTTTTCAGTCCACAAAATCTCCATCAGGGTTATTTTTTCGTTTTTCTGCCGCGCCCCATACTTTAGGGCAATATTCGGCTGTGTGTTTATTGCTTCCACAAAAAGAACAATGCAACTTTGCTCTGTTCATTTGCCCTCCCCATGTAGATGGGCAATATTTTATGGAGTGCTCGTTGCTCCCACAATAAGTGCAATGTTTGCTCATAACACATTCACCTCAAATTGTTCATCTTTAGCGGAAAGACGTTGACTTCAAAATCTTTTTTACATGCTTTGCACCGGAACGGCATATGTTCGATCCTAGTATCTTCACGAAATGGGAACAATGCTTTTCTGCAAAACGGGCATCTATACCACCGCTCTTCAACTTTTGGCGCAAGCCCCAATTCCTCTATAATTTCTGGATGTTCGGAAAGGAGTTTCTTGCAAAACTCCATATCAGATTTTTTTTCAATTTTCAGACATTGTCACTCCTTCACAGCCTCCAGCCAGCACCTACAGTTTACGTGTGGCTTTGGTGGTACCTTGTCGATGTCGTATACTTTTCCGTCACGCGGACCACAAGTCTCACATACTTTTTCATCCCGCTCCGTGACCCACCTCACCCGGCGGACCCCGCTATCACGGAACGCTTTCAACGTCGCTTTATCCGTGATTCTGTCGCACTCATGGGCAATCATCATCTTTTGCCAGTGTTTTAGCCCCCGGTGAAACTCCTTTTTCTTGTCCCTTGCAGAGTTGACGGCCTCAGTGGTGTAATCCCGCTTGCGGTCCACCTCATGCAAGTATATCCATAAAGAAACCGGATCGTATTCCGCAAGAACACGGTTCAGCCACTTCTCATCAGGCTTCTCATCTCCGTGCGGCTCTGCGTCCATATAAACCATCCACGCAAGGTCCAGAAAGGCCCGCTTGTTGTCCTTGGCGAGATTGGCATACAGGTCCTTGCAGATAGAAATGACGTTCAACTCATCGAACCTGAGAAGCGCCGCTTTGCGCCGTGCGTCCTCAAATCGCCGGACGGCCTTTTTGTTCAGTAGGGCAATGGCTTGGTCAGAGAGGTCATACGGATTGCTGTTCATGCGTTGCCTGGGCCTCCTCAATGCGTCGGTTGGCAGTCTCAAAATAGCCGGGGTCAAGCTCCATGCCGATGAAACTCCGGCCCGTGTTGACGCAGGCCACGCCGGTGCTGCCGCTACCCATGAAGGGGTCAAGCACAATGCAGCCATCTCTTGACGACACCCTGCAAAGGCGTTCCGACAGTTTAACTGGCTTTTGACACGTATGATATCTGTTCGTTGATGGGATAGGCGGTATGTGCCAGATGTTGCAGTGCTTTTTATCGCACATATGAACATTCCGCAGGGCCTCGTACTCTTGCCGCAGGGCCTCGTAACCGTGCCTCTCGCCGCTCGTAAAATCAAAGTCCAGCGGTTCGTATACCGTCTCAAAAATCTTTTGCGTCGGGATTTCAAACTGGGTGTCCCGAAAATAGTGCCGCAACATAAAGGGCTTTCGGCCTGTGACCTTCGTGTACTTCTTCGCCACGTCGTCGTCCGTCAGGCCAAGCCGCTCCTTTTCTTTTACGTACCACTCTTTCAGGGGTTTGTAACACTCTGGATTGCTGTTGATGCGGTCAAGCCCGGTGTGTTTCCAGTTCATACCCGCATTGTCGGGGGCGTTGAAAAAGTGGAGGCAATACTCGCAGACATTGAACCAAGAGCGAAGCGCAGTTTTTCCGTTTGGGTCGCGATTATGCCATGAGTTCGCCCGGTATGCGTCGCCCTTGTCCCATATGCAAAAGCTGATAAACGCAAGGCTTGTCCGCTTCCTGATTTCACAAAGCAATTCGGCCATTTGCTCCATATCGTTATGGAAAAAATACAGGACTCCGGTCGGCTTTAGGACACGCTGGCACTCTAGCAGCCAAGAAATACACCAGTCTATGTACCCATCGATTTTGTCCCATTTGTTGATGGTTTCCACCCTGTTTTTTTGGGTAACGCATCCCACATTGTATGGTGGGTCAGTCAGAACCATATCCACACTGCTATCCGGGATGTCCTTCATCAGTTCCAGGCAGTCGCCCTGATAGAGCTGGATGCTCACTTCTTTGCCTCCCCGTTTTTAATCCGATGTTCATAGTTTTCTATAGCCGCTTGTCTGTTGCTAAATCCGCAAGAACAACGAGAAATGTCTGTAGCGGGGTCCCATTTTGCTGTCGAACGTCCACAGTTAGGGCAAACTCCATATGCTCCAAGTTTTTCAATAGGGTCACGATGTTCACTGGTCATTCTTCCTCTGTTACCTCCCCGCCGTTCTCTTTCTCGCTCACAATGGTCTCTGCTGGCTACTCCCGTTCAAGCTGCTTCTCCAACTCCGCCTCTTTCTCTTGCTGGTACTTTTCGAATTGAATGGCGGCGCTCTCTGGGTCGATTACAAGTCCGCTGACCGTGTACGCCTGAATGGGCGGGCATCCAGCCCCAATCATGGACTGGAAACTCTGGACCTTAACCAGAAGGTCCTCGTAACTCCGCCGGAAGAACTTCATGTTGATGTCGCTGATTCTCAAATCTAGCGCGCCGGCGTCACGGCAGATTTTAAGGATAATTTTTAGGAAATCGGACTCTGCCGCTTTCCACATGGACTCTGTTTCCTTGGCTCTGGCCTCAGCATTCCACCATCCGTTTTTCATGATGACCGCTCCATTGTTGGAGCTGTCAGAGGTGTTGGCATTCCCCTGGGACGGCATGCCAACGATTTCCAAAACTGTCTGATACATATCGTCGATCAGAGTCTGGGTCTGGCTTTGGTCAAGCTGCTCGTTGAGATAGTAGACCTTAGCGGAGATGCCATCCCGGCTGGAGATTTTGAGCGCGCCCTTTTGCTTCAGACTCTCAAAATCCTCTCCGGCGATGTCCACATTTTCGAAAACCATGATCGCCTGTATAAACTGCTCCACGCCATCAAGGCGGTTGCTCTCCGTGATATTGATTGCATCCAGCAGGTCAATTACAACCTCAAACGCTCCCATACGGAGAGGGTTGCAGGGATATTCTGTAATGGGAATCATCCCGAAGTTGTGTGTGACGGTCTTTGTAATCTTGTAGCTGTCCCTCGTCCCGCCGGTTATGTAGTAGGTTGCATTGTCGGTGTAGACCGTGTAGGCGGTCTTATTGTCGTCGGTAAAGACGTAGGTGACACCCATCAGTACCCGCTTGGTTACGTCGTTCCGGCGAACCACAAAGGTGTTGCGGGGGTCCAGCACGTAGATTTCAAACGGAGCTTCATCGTAAAGCTCCTCCTTCATGAAGCTCTCCGCCTTGTCCCGCAGCGTCAGGCGATACCCAACGCCGCAGGTGAACATCCAATAGGCAAGGTCCATATCTTTCGGGGCCTTGTTTTCGGACATCATGAAGGAGTTTAGCTGCTCGATCTTGGCTGGAATGGTTTCGTTAGCGCCACGGGAAACATACTGGAGCGGTTCCCCAATAAAGTTGGCGGTTTTGAATGTAACAATCTGGTTTGCAATATTGATCACAATTTTGTTGCAGATTTCGCCTCGGATTTTCTTTGTCCGCTCACAAATTGGCTGACGGCCACGGATGTAGTTTTCAAGATATTCAATCTCCGCCCGGTTCTGGAGATGCACCGTCATGGCCTTTTGCAAAACCTCTACAACGTTCGCCGCTGTGATTTCCTCCGCCCCGGAAAAAATTTCTCTCCGGCCTTTGAGAACAGGGTGAGCGCCAAGACGGGCAGCGCCAGTATTCGGTTGTCCCGTCAGCTGTACACGTTCGTTGTTGACGTTCCTGTTCTTCTTCGACAACGCACTACCTCCGATTACTTATGTAAAATTATTGGGTTTGCAATAAGCTTCTGAATACGCTGTGCTTTTACAGCAAGGGCACTCACAGGTTGCGTCAATCCCATCATGCATGTTTGAATAGTAATCTGCGGGCCTATATTCCGTGTTGTCAGCAGTAAACACGCAACCACAATGCTTGCAAGCAAACCGTTTTACCCGCCTGATTTTTTGAATGTTGCCCTGTTTTAAAATCTCCATGCCGCTGCCTCCAAAAACGAAAAAAGGGGCCAGCTATCAAGTAATACTTGACAACTGACCCCATTCGGCCCTTCCCATCCACCACTTAGGATGGGGGATTACTTATTCTGTTCGATTTTTTCCAGCTTCACTCGGTTTACCTTGATGGACTCTTTTGACGGGATAATTTCTACCCGGTCGCCAGCATTCAAAACGTGTTCAATAGCCTTTACATGGTTAGGTTCTAATTTGATTGCCATAGTCCCTCCTGGTTTGAGTTGTGTATTTTGTTGGTGGGCCTACTCCTCATATCTTTCGCCTCACCACCACGAAACATTCGCCCGTATATGTGATGCTATTGCTCAACCAATTCATCAACAATTTTAGATATCTCAGTCACCAATAGTACAATAACATTCAGTGGTAAATATCCGTAAAATCTTTGCTTGAGGCTAGAAACTGTTTTTCCCTTTTTTATTCGAACCATTGGCTCATTTAAGGGATCCCCTGATTCGACATAATCAAAATAATCCGCGTACTCATGTAACGCCCTAGAGATGTAATCTCCATACACCCTAACGATTGCGTAAATGTTATTTTCGTTGCAATAGTCTTGGAATTTCATTCCAATGTATCTCAAATTTCTAAAAGAAATGCAATCTCTTCCCATCTTTTCTACTGCAACAAGGGAATTGCCTATGACATATTCAGCCCCGATAAAAACCATTTATAATATACAACCATTTTACTCTCTTTTTTATTACCCCTGGTTCATGCGTGGGCAACTCTACTTGTTGTGCGGGCTGAGATTTGCACTCAGCATGGTTGCCATCAGCATCGGGAGCAGCAACCGCTATGGGATGTAACGATGTTTTACTATTACGCCGTCCGATTTGAGGCGTCTACTATTGCGGTCAACTCGACCGCTTTACCACAATTTGTGTCTATTCCGCCGCCGCACTTTTTTGCCCCGCCGCTCCTACTGGTGCCCCACGTAGGAAAACGCGGCTTCGGATACGGCGGGGCCGTGGGATTGCTAGCTCCCCACGCTTTCCACCCTAGCAAGTGGCCAGCCGTTACTCTTCTCTAGTGCATAATGTTGCGGTACAAGCCTCCGGTATAGTGTCTTTCCACAGTCAGCCCCTTGTACTTCGGAGCAAAAGCATTTAAGGTGCCCGAGTGGTTTGCCTATCCCCGAATAGCGGGGCGGCTTTTTGCAAACGGGCGGATTAAGTGTGGAGCCGGAAACTACGGTCCCCGCAACCGCTGGCCTGGAATCGAACCGGGCGCATAGCAGTAGCTTTGCTCTTCCTCTGAGCTACAGCGGCATATCAGTTGACATAATCTATCTTTATTATACACACCATTCCGTGGAAAGTCAACGGATATTCCGCAATTTATCTAACATTTGTTCTTGTTTGCGGTTTCTCCGCAGAACTTCACAACGTAAGGGCTTATTCTAATAATAAGTTCTTATTATTATTAGAATAGCGAAAAATGAGGCTTTTCTTCCGCTCGAAAGTATGTTATAATAAATTCAACGATTGCAGTCTGGGCAGGGCCGACGGGCCTTGCGCATCATCGGGAGGTTATGCATGGCAGGATATGCCCCCGCCGCCTCTCCTATCGAACGAAAGGAGAACCCCCTTGAACGAGCTAAAGATTTTTGAGAATGAGCAATTTGGTACTGTCCGAGTTATTGAGCAAAGTGGTGAGCCGTGGTTTGTTTTAAAAGACGTGTGCGAATCATTTGGAGAAGCAAACTATAGACGGGTTTCCGCTAGGTTGGACGATGACGAAAAGGGTGTGTCACAAATCGCCACCCCTGGCGGAAATCAAAATATGACTGTTGTAAACGAGCCTGGGCTGTATTCAGCTTTGTTTTCCATGCAACCGGAGAAAGCCCGTGGTGTGTCAGATGAATATGCCGAAAGGCGGGTCAAGCAACTTAAGGCTTTCAAGCGTTGGATTACACATGATGTCATTCCGGCAATCCGCAAGACCGGGGGTTACATCCACGGCGCAGACAATATGGGGCCGGAAGAACTTATGGCAAAGGCCCTGGTGGTTGCGCAAAAGACCCTAGCTGACCGAGAGGCCCGCATTTCCAGTCTCACGGTCGACTTGGAGATCGCCCGCCCTAAAGCAGAGTATTTCGACGAGCTGGTGGAACGGAACACCTTGACAAACTTCCGGGAAACCGCCAAGGAAATCGGCGCTCCGCCGAAAGCGTTCGTTCGGTTTCTCTTGGATAAGAAGTACGTCTACCGAGACCAAAAGGGCAAGCTCCTTCCCTACGAATCCAAAAATGATGGTCTGTTTGAAGTGAAGGAGTGCTTCAATGATAAGACCCAATGGAGCGGAACGCAAACGCTGGTTACGCCGAAAGGCCGGGAAACGTTTCGTCTGCTGTTTGTATAGATGGTAAAGCCCCCTCTTAGTGAGGGGGCTTCGCTATTGAACGCCCGTTTCATTGTTACGTCTCTTTCCGTGTGGCCATTTCCACAAATAGCCTCCTTTGCAGTCTGTACAAAGCCTCCGCCTGTTCATCAAGGGCGGCTTGAAATTCTTCGGTCAAATCCCGGTACTTCTCAATGTGCTTGATTTCCTGTTCGGATAAATCGTACATCATAAGTCCGCATCTCCTTTCCCTTAGATTATATTAGACTATAGCACATTCCAACGTGCTATACAACAAGAACTTTCGTTCCATTGATTGCCTCAGCCTTTCTCAGGCAAAGAAGAAACCGCCCCAGTGCCGTTCGCACTAAAGGCGGCTTTCATTACTCTGCTTTCCTTTGCAATTTCTGTATAAAAGAACTATGCAACACAATCAAATTTGAAAGTCTCTATCTTTTCGTCATAATCGTCAGAATGCGCTTCAAACACCACCTGAAAGTCTGCATTTTCAATCGCCGGATAAGAAACAATGCCCTCTGTCGAAATCCCGACATTTAAGTCTGTTTGTACGTTCGGATAATCAGCATCATAATTATACTGTTCATCGTATTGCTTGCCATTTTGTATGATGGTGGAACTGGAAGTATATAGGCTAAACTTGCTGTTTCCCCCATTTTCAACCTTGATATAAACCCTGGTTTCGTCTTTGGCAAGCTCCACCTTCTCAATTGTCACGGAATACCCAAACTGGATTTGCGTAGGTTCATTTGGGATGATGGTCTGTAACGTGGGGGATACAGCATCTTGATACGAGATAATTTCCAAGGATTCGGCAACAATCTGTGGGCCTGTGAGTATAGCCCCAAAAGCATTTTGCCCCTCATATTCCCCGAAAACGGTGCCTTGCAATCTTAGGAAATCACCGTCTTTCAATTCAATATCGCCCTGATATTTGACAATGGTATTCGTCTCAGAATTTCCAATGTCTGTAATCATTTGGAAGTATACTGCATCTTTGTCATAATCGTACTCTGGAGAAGAAAAGACCTCCCCAATCAGTTCAACAGAACGATTTTTATATTTATTAGGGTTACTATACATTTCCTTCAATTCCGCTTCTGAGAGAAAATCCCCTTTTGATGCTGCGTCGGCTTTGGGAGAATCTACGGTTTTGGGAGTAGTAGTGGTTTTCGACGGAATAATATCCTGAAACCACTGCATTGAATATATTCCGCCGAAAAGCATGACTAAACTAAGAAACATTCCAATAATAGGAGGGATTTTAGAGTCATACTGAACTATTCTAACAATAAGCCAAATTAAATAGCCCACAAAACTGGCTATACCCACAATAGCAAGAACGATTTCCATATCTGCATCCCTCTACATTCAATAATAAGAAGATACTACCACGTCGTTCATGCTTTGTCCACAATATAGATAAATACTGTCGAATTACACAAAAAGGAGGCCGGAGTTTTTACACTCCGGCCTGTTCGTTACAATTGTTAAAACCAGCTGGCACGGTCGCACCAACGGTCATCTATATAACTCATGCCTTTTTTCTTTCGTTTACTTTTTCCCCTCTTTTTAGTTTTTGGGCTTTCGTGTATGCCAGTTACCAAAAGAGAAAGACCGCCCGTCATAAGACCAAGAAACAGTTTCCCGCCGTCTACCTTCTTCTTTCTTCTCTTTGCCATTTTTAATTCCTCCTAAGAATTTTTCAAAAACCCCTTGACATTCTTGGATATCCAAGTATAATGGTAAGCGGATATCCAAGAATGAAGGGAGTGAGCGGTTATGTCTCCAAGGCCCCGTCTGGATGATGCAAAGACAAACCAATACAGGCTTAGAATGTCGGATGCAGAATTAAAAAAACTGGAATTTTGCTGTGAGAAGCTGGGCTTGTCCAAGTCAGAGGTCATTCGGGCAGGAATTGAATCAATGTACCAAGAAGCATTAAAGAAGTGAAACAGCCCGCCGCCGACCAAAGCATACAGGCTGTTTCGTATCCCCGGAGGTTTCCCGCCGAGTAAATTTATCATACCACGCCGGGAGCCTCCACGCAAGAAGAAAATGGAGGTTGCAAAATGGATTTTACAGTAAAAGACTTTTTCGCCGTCTACAGGTTCCGCAAGTACGAGGTCATGCTGGAGCTTGGAGACAGTCAGTCTGTCCTTGTGGGCGAGGAAGACACGAAGCTGGTGGAGGCGTTCGGGGATATCGTCGTCGGGGAAATCTACGTCGACGACGGCGGAATGGTCCACGTCTGCCCTAAGACCATCACCACCATCGTAAAGAGGGAGGCGACGGCATGAACGGAAGAATCATGAACACCGGGAGTCTGGAAGAAATTATGAGGCGGTTGAACGGGCTTGCTGGGCTTCTCCAAACCGTCTACGAGTCCGCAGGAATGTCTTCGGTGTCGGAGGATACCGTCGGAGGGCTTCTTGACCTGTTGGACGGTATCCGCCGGGATTTCCGGGCTGATATCGACTCCGCCGAGGAGGTGCCCGCATGAATGAGCTGCAAGTGTTCAACTACGAGAGCAACGAGGTTCGGACCGTCATGATTGACGGGGAGCCGTGGTTTGTGCTGAAAGATGTTTGCGGTGTTCTGGGGATTATGAATCATTTCAATGTTTCGGCTCGTTTGGATGATGACGAAAAGGGACTCCATCTGGTGGAGGCCCTTGGTGGGCCACAAAACATGACCATCATAAACGAATCCGGCCTGTACAGCGTCATCCTTCGCTCCGACAAGCCGGAGGCCAAACCCTTCCGCAAGTGGGTGACGGGAACGGTTCTCCCGGCTATCCGCAAAACTGGTACATACAGCACCGGGAGCGCACTCCCTAACACCAAGGCCGCTTTAGCGGAGGCCAAGCTGAACAACAGTCGGGCCAGGAAAGCATCCGTTTGGCTGAAGCTGGCGCAGACGAACCCTATTCCCACTTTCCAGCAGATATGCGCCCACTACGCCAGCGCGGAGCTGACCGGCGGCCAGGCGGTCCTTCCGTTGCTGGAGGTCAAGGAGCGTACATACTCTGCCGAGGAAGTCGGGATGATGCTGGGCGGCGTCAGCGCGAACAAGGTGGGCCGCATCGCCAACAAGAACGGGCTGAAAGCGCCGGAATACGGCGTAGAGGTTTGGGACAAGTCCAAGCACAGCGCCAAACAGGTCCCCGCCTGGAGATACAACGACAGGGCTGTAGAGCGGTTCCGTGAGATTATGAGAGAGGGGGGCGCGGTATGAAGATTCACTTTGAGAAGGGCGGCGTGGTGTTTGAGTGGGAATCGAAGCCCATGAAGGAGGGCCGCTTCCGGGTCCTGTGCCTCTTGACGGCGGCTGGCATCTACGCTGGCATGGTGGCAAAGGTGACGGCGCTGTGCGGCATTCCTGGGCTTGGAGCAGTGTTGCTGGCAACGTTCTTTTTCTTGGCAATAGCCGAGATTTAAGCAATACCCCCGCCGTCTTTCTGGAGACGGCGGGGGGTCTTCTCTTTACGAATCCAGCGCAATGGGTGTCCAGATTATTCTGTCAACGCTTTCCGCATATTCCCTCCCAGTCTCAAGTCCATACGTTACCCACATTCCGTCATTTCTCCGTCTTAAAGACCATCCTTCATTTTCTGGATATAGTCTGTTGCTAGATTTAATTTTTCCAGACATTCCAGATCCCAATTCGCTCATTCTTGTTCTCCTTTCCGCACAACTTCAAAGTGCTGTACCTTATAAAAAGCAGTGAATTTCTTAGAACGGCCTTTGGAACACTTCGGCTTTTGTCCCGCCGTGGAAAATTTCATCTGCCAGCATGGCCAGGGAGTCACACGCATCATCATGGGGGTTCTTCCCTGTCTGCACAAAGGTCGTAACTTCATTCATAAATGCCCTGTATTCTTTGCTTCGGTGTTTATCATCCAGGAAGTAGAACGTCTTTATATCTGGCGCAAATTGGATGATCCTTGCAAGTTTTGATTGTGTGCTTGGAGCGCTCCGACTGGTAATGTTGATCCTGTAGTTGTCTTTTCTCAGTTCGTCGTCAACATGATCAGCGTATTCGCTACCGCCGTTGTTTGCCTCGAACCTCGCGCGGTGTGGGGAGTGCTGCTTCATCCTCCCAATCACAACGGGATATGTGGCTTTTTTATCCCCCCGGTTAAAAATCACATCATGGACATAAACCGCGTTCCCGAACTTATAAGCAAATGGCATGGCAAGGCTGTCACCCCCGCCCCAGGCTACATCGCACGCAGCGAGACGCTCTGGTTCACCATCCGGCAAAACTCCGTTGTAGGTCAACAGATTTTCCGCCGGAAGTAGAAGCCCTTCCCTAATATAAGGGTTTCCCTGATATTTGGCGTTCCATGTGGCGTCATCAATGCTCTCTTTCATGTCCAGGTAATACTTTGTATCAAATCCAAGGTAATATTTGTAACTGAAGTTGCTCTCGTTTCCCTCGTTTAGTGCCGGAATCACACGGAAGCGATACCGTTCGTTATCCTGATATTGTTCTTTGACCCGGCCCAGAGGATCGTAAACGTTCCATCGGGTGCCGACCATCAATTCAAGCGCACCCAGCTTCTTCCGGTCCTTCAGCTGGTTCAGATAAGCATCATATTTGGCTTGTAGCCGCTGCGGGTTCAGACTTTCCTCCAGATCCTCGATCAAGTCATCGCAGTATAAAACGCCGCCTGTCCCGATTTCTACCGCGCCGGTCAGCGTTCCGCCAATAGACCGGCAGGTAATCGTCGGGAAGCGCTTTTTCCTATTCAGATCAATCGTTTCATTTTTTGCCGAGGTATCTACAATTCTTGAATCGGGGAATACGTCCGCCCATAAATAGGTTTCATGGTCCGTTAAAATCGAAAGAAGTTCCCTATAAAATCCGTCTGTCAATTTGTCTGAGTGTCCTGACATAACATTCGCAACATCTGGGTTCTTTCCCATCATCCAGGTCATAAACATAATACAGAGCGTAGATTTTCCTACACGGGGCGGGAGAGAAATCCCGAGGAAATCAAGTTTCCCGTCCGAAAGGTCTTGTAGATCGTCTACAAGAATTTTCAACACATGGCGGCGTGGCAAATAAAACCGTTTTTCCGCTGGCCTGTTGTACTCCAGATATTGTAGGTAACAATCAAAATCATATGGCGCTTCAAACAGCATCGCCCTCTTGTTCAGTTCCAGCATCCGGGCGCTGTTCTGCTCCTTGGCGTACTTGGCGGATAGGCGGCGGATCTTCTTGCTGTACTCATGCGCTAGGGCGAAGTCCTCGTCAGCCAGCAGCCGGACCACTTCAAACAGGTCCGTCAGCGCAGAAGCATCGGACAGGTCACGATTTGCGGATTTTTCGGCTAGTTCTCTTGTGTTCAAATTATCCTCCTTTTCCACAACGGAAACGGTCAATGGCTTTTGGCTCTAGGTATTTAATTCATGTTGTTTTTTTGTGGCTTGAATAGATTGCTCAATACCATCTAGGCGGTTTTTAATCTTTGGCTGGAACGGGCATTTTCATCCAGTGTGTAATCAGTTCCGGTTTAATGTAAAGCCATTTATGAATTAAGAACTCTTCTATTTCCCAAAACTGCCCACGTTTGCGGACATTCCCAATAGTCATTTTCTCTCCATTAACAATCATTGTCACAATCAATCGTTCCATGTCCGGCGGCATCGTATCAGGATTTACTTTTATCCAGTCCATTAAAAAGCTGTTCCTCCTTCCCTTCCATAGCTGCATATCGTTCAATCGTCCTGATATTCCACATAATGCACCAAGAAGAAACCACCGCGCAAAATAGTCCAGCTAAAACGGAATACACCCTGGGCTTACCAACCCCGCAGGCAATATTAGCACCGCCTACCGCAACCAGGAATAACAGGGCAATGATTAGGGATTTGATTTTACGGACCGGGCCATAGAGCCTTTTTTGTTTTTGAGAAAAATTTTTGGATTACTGATTTTGCTAATTTGCAGTTCAGCGCGCTCAAAAACGCATTGAGGGTCGATAAAGTAGTGGGGTCCATATTCCGAATGGCTTCAACGGAGGATTCCGTTAAACCTGTGTATTCAAAAACAGAAATGTCACGCTCCATCCTATCAGATAGGCCGAGAATCCAATCCGTTGATACCCCGCATTTTTCCGCTATAGTTTTTACTCCTAGAGCATCTGGGATTCTGTCACCATGGCAATAGAAACCAACAGTTTGCCTAGATATTCCGAGCTTATCTGCAAATTCATGCGCAGATATATCGCCCTTTAATATCTGGAACGTCTTCATAAAACGCTCAAATCTAACACCAGGCTCTACCTTCTGCCTCACCTGTCACTCCTCCTTCCTGTATTTCCCGGCGCTGTCGATTACGATAGTTGATTCACCTGTCAGGTTCACACGGCGGATGGTCTCAATCAGCATTGGGTATGCGGCTAACTCTTCTCCTAGTTCGCTAACTTCTTTCAAATAAGCGCCTGTTCCTACTTCTAGAAGATGCTCATAAGTTACAGCCATCATGTGCTTTGCGAGTTTTTCCTGTGCTTTCATCCTTGAACCTCCGTTATAATTCCATGTTTAATCTCGTAGTCCTTAACCCGTCTATAGAAAGTAGCATGACTAATGCCTAGCTTCTTACAGATAAATTTTGGGGCGGTTTCTCCGTTCTTCCACGCTCTGTATTGCTCTATAAAAAGAGTTTCATCAACCTCAATAGGTTTGCGCCCCTTATATTTCCCGGCTTCTTTTGCGGCGGCGATTCCTTCTGCCTGCCTTTGCAAAATCTGCTCACGCTCCAACTCCGCTAGTGCTCCAAATACCGTCAGCATAAATTTCCCTTGCGGGGTAGAAGTGTCGATAGATTCTTTCTTGCTGATAAACTCCACGCCTTTTCTATGGAGCTTATCAACTAAGTCTAGGAGGTCTTTTGTGCTTCTAGCAAAACGGCTGAAACTCTCAACGATTACCGTATCGCCCTCCCGAACAAAGTCAAGCATATTATTAAGCTCCGGGCGGTCCTTGTTTTTCCCGCTTGCCTTATCTGTGTATATGCGCTCTACTCCGAGTTCTTCCATGAGCTTTTCTTGGCGAATAGTATTCTGTTCGGCTGTCGATACACGCACATATCCGATTTTCATGTTATCGCCTCCTTATGTGTATCATTGTATCATATCAAAAATAGTATGTCAATATATTTTTGATTCAATATCGCCTTTTTGTTTCTTGAGTTGGTCGTGGGCATGAGGAGGGGTGGCGAGTGTTTCCCCTATTCCCCAGGGGGGCTTGATTGCAAGGGAATTCATTACAAACCAGTGCGTTGACATGCAAAAAGATGAAGAATTGTGCAAATCAATAGAGTATACTCTATTGATACAATATGTACAAATATCAAGCGGGTTATTTTTGCTCTATTTTGCAAAGAAATTGTGTCAAAATTATTGACAAGGCTTGAGTGATATGGTATAGTATAATCACAGCAAGGGAAGAACCCACGCAAGCCCTTGCGAGTTCACCGGGTAGGAGGTAGAAAGGATGGAACAGGGCATGACAGAGGCAGAGCAGAAAGCCACATTTATCGAAGAGTTTACAAAGCTCCAGCGAATCAAGGCCGCCCCTGACAGAGATGAGGAAATCAACTACCAAATCAAAACAGTAAAGGCAAAGCTTGAATCTATGGGCGTCAACGTGGAAGACCTAACAAAATAAAAAGTAGGCCCCCGGCCTATCAAACCACAGGGACCTACAGCAACCCAGATGAGGCGGTTTAGAGCCTACCATCTAGCCGCCTCCATGATAACACACAAACCAATCAAAGTCAATGCAGACAGCGGGCACAGAAAAGGCCGGGGAGCGTTTCCCCGGCCTTGCGCTTTAATTTCAGGTAATCGCTTCATTAGGCGGCTTGCATGAAATCCCGTCTTTCATTCTCCGCAATGTGTCATCTCGTTTGGCCTGCGTTTCCACCGCACGGGCCACAAATACCGGCAAGGTTTCTCCGGCGGCTTCTGCGGCTTTCTGCTGCGTCTTTCGTGGTTTCTGCGCTCCACCTGGTGGATCGGGATCTGTCGAATAAACCGCTTTCTATTCTACGTCAATGGCCAACTATCCCGGAGCTTCGCAACGCCTAGCCATTCGCCTTTTCCGAAAAGATAAGGGTTGACTTGATACTTGCTGACCCCCACCTTTCTGACAATACGGCCTTCTTGTAGGTCAATAACCATATTGCGAAGGCGTTTCTCCGATAACCCTGTATCCTTCGACATTTCCTCTAGCGCCGGTTTCCCCAGATACACGCAATTTCCGTTTTCTGCGCCAGCACCGCTGTACTCCATCCTTTTCAGCAGCGCCACCAGGACAGAATGTCTAGGGTCAAAGTCTTCAAGCGTAGCGTCAAGGTACATTTTGACAAACGGCGGCTCTGCTGGGTATCTCTTTACAATGGCTTCCTCAAGCACTTCCCCTGTATTCCCGTCCACCGAAACGTATGTACTTACGATTTTCGGTTTCCCAGTTTTTTGCAACTTTTTTAGCCCCCTATAGTAAAGATGTTATGCCAACTATCCCAGATTCCGGGATAATATATCCCAGATTCCGGGATAATATATCCCAGATTCCGGGATAGTCAAAACCCGCAAAGTATTGTAAATACTGGACTTCTTGGCGCTTTCCCCTTCTATTATTTTATATGGAAAATTCATCATAACTTTTTTAGCAAATTTCAAAGCAATTTGCCGCCGGGGTTTTCACGCCTCGGCGGCTCCGCTTTTCATCCGTCTTCCACCTCGTAATCATCAATGACTATGTTATCCTCAATGCGCTTGCGCAATTCTTCTGGGTCCACCTTATCGCCCAAGGGGTCCGCCCTCTCTGCGACAATATCCACAACATCGCGATACCCATACATATTCTTCCCCAAGAATATACCGGATCCAGGGTTGATCTTGCCGTTCTGCATATAATCCACCCATAAAGAATGCAAAATCGCGTCAGCTTTTTTAATCACTGAGGAATGCGTCATGGCTCTGCACTCCCCCTTGGCCCAAGAGTGAAGCGTATCAATATGCACTCCAATCCATCCCGCCATCTCAATTTTCTGCGGCTTCTTGTCGTTAGCTTCACAAAAGTCAAAGTATTCATTAATTCTGTTTTCAACTTGAACAGAATCGGAAATATCAATAGGCGGCAAATCCATCGCTACTCTTGCAAGCCGCAAAAACCTGGAGTTATCCCCCGGCTCTACATTCTCCTGTCCAAAATCCTTCTGCGGGTTCGGCACCCAATCCCGCTTTTTCTTGGCGGGCTTCGTCTCTGCTGCCTCCGCCAATCCGTTCTGCGCTGTTTTCTTTTTAGGCACTCTTATTCCTCCTTCTCTGTGCTAAAATCACGAATAGCAAAGATTTACTCTCCGCCTTGCACAATGCAAAAATATATTTTTCCAGTGTTCAAGCATATTGTAGGGCTTCATTACATGGTAGTTGTGCCCTTGCATATCCATATGCGGAACATAGTATACGCTAAGCCCCTTCATCCCGGAAGGGTCAAAATGTCCGCACGTCAAACAGCATTCTTTCAGTTTTATTTTAATTGGTTCCATTTTAATAACCTCCAAACCTTATCCGAATTTTTAGGCATTCAACCTTGCTCCTCCGGTACTCCTTCACCGCTTCCTCGCACCCATGCAGCACAGTCATTTGCTCCAGCATGATTTGCACGTCAGCGATTTCCTCTGCAACGTGTTCGGTGGTGTCTCGCCCATCCAAATGTTTGCAAATCGCTTCTTCAAGCTCTGCGATTTCTCCGAACAGCTTCATTGTTTGATGTTCAGCGCCCCATTTATCAAGGGCGGCTCTGAATACTTCTTGTTCACTCACTGCTTGTCCTCCGTTTTTCTTTTCCTCTTGCCGCTTTAGGGAAGAACCCCTTGCACTCCTTAGACTGCCCTGTACACCAGCCGGGCCGCTCACAGCACTCCTGACGCATATTCGCACAGAATGGGGCGGGGTTTTGAACGCCGTTCGTTACGTAGTCAATGAAATCATCTGCTATGTCCTCTGCAGCCTCCCGCTGTTTTCTGCAAGCCATCATCAGGTATTTAATGGCGTCAGATGCTTTGATTGCATCAGCCCTTGTTAGTAGCTTCCCCTCAAAATATCCATCTAGGAGGCCCGTCAAGCGGAATAGCTCTTTATCTTCCATCTTCGCCCTCTCCTTCTCCGCTCTTATCCCCAATACTTAAGTGCCGCCACTGAAACCGCCACCGCTCCGCTCACCACAATCAGCAGCGTAGCAAGAAACAGCGTCATCCAGGGATGAGCCATGCACCAGATTTGCATCTTTTCTCCTCCTTTAGTTCTCAATCCATTTCCTTACAACTTTTTCGAAGGAGAAGCAGATGCTATCTCCTCCTCTTGCGCGGTGTGATAATCTTCTCCCCAAAAGAAGACTGCGGGGCTAGGAAATATCCTACACTGGACCGGATAGCGCCCCGCAGTCTTATTATCTCATAGGTTGAACTGGAGATCGCTCTTTTAAGAACAGGAAATCAATAATTTGTTCGCCCGACGAGATAGTCAATACTCACTCGAAAATAGTCTGCGATCGCAACCAAAGAATCCATATTGGGTTTTGCTTCCCCGCGTTCATATCTGCGAATCGAACTGTTCGGTAGCCCACACAGCTGAGACAACATCACCCGGCTTTTCCCTTCTCGTTCCCTCAGCCCCTGCAAACGGGCCGGAAACCCATCATGTGTCACGTTCACACTCTCCTCTCCAATAAGACTCCACGATCTCGACCCGCTCAAAATCTGTGGTACTGCTCACCAGCTGGCCGTAAGAAATCTTCCTTCTTTGAGCTTCCGCAGTCAGGGCGGCTAATTTAGTCTCCGTTGATGGAGGAAGTTTCTTCGAAAACCGCCTACCATGGATATCTAATCTCGGGGTCCCCATGATCTGCCTCCTTCTATTGCTTCGTTCTAGCCGTGTAAATCCGGTTTTCCGCTTCACTTCCTCCTTTCGTAAAAAAGGATCACGTTCTCCATCAGCATTGCCACCGTCATAGGCCCCACTCCACCAGGAACTGGGGTATAAGCTTTGCAGTGCTCATAGGCCCACGCCGGGAAGTCTCCGCAAAGCCGTCCTTTTTCGTCGTAGTTTATACCAACGTCAACTATTGTCTTTGTTGATAAAAATTCTCGATCATGCCCAAAAAGATATTTAAAACTAAACAAGTCTTTATTCCCGGTAGCGGAAACGATAATATCGGCCGCTCCAAGAACAATTACTAAATCGTCTTTATTGGTCTTGCTATGGCAAAGCGTCACAGTGGCGTTTTTCTGCCCCAGTATCCTCGCCAGTGGGCGGCCCACAATATTGCTCCGTCCTATCACGCAGACGTTTTCGCCTTCAACGGGGATTTGGTACTCGTCCAAAAGACGGGTAATCCCTTTCGGCGTGCAAGGGTAGTTGGCGGGGGCACGGCCTGACGCAACGGCGGCGATGTTCCGGGTATTCAAAAAACCGTCTACATCCGCCTCTGGGCTAACCAAGTCGCGCAACTTTTCTAGGCTTACATAATATTCCGTTTTTAGTGGCATTTGGAAAATGATTGGTTTTATAATAGCGTCTTCTTTGTACAACTTCCTAATTTCAGCGACTCCAATAGTTGAAAAACATTGCACGTCTACCTCAATCCCAATTTCCTTACAACGCCGAATCTTATTCCTTATGTATACGAAGCTAGCAGGGTCGCTGTTGGTCGTAACGATAGTCAGGCGGGGTGTTATACCATTCCCCCGCAAAACGTCACAGCGGTCCTTTAAATCGCCGCATATGCGGTCGGCAAGAGCTTTGCCGTCAAGTTTGAGCGACATATTATTCCTCCACTTCTTGCGGGTTACCTAAACATTTTCTTTCATTCTTGATTCAACCATTGTTTCAACAGCACTTTGATTTGTTCTTCTGTAGCTTCTCCCTTCATTAACTCTCTGGGTTCATCCCGAACAAACAGCGGGCAATCCGTAACCCTATAAGTACTAATCCATCCTGAATTTTTACCTTTTGTTGAATATAAATATGAAGTCGTGGCAGCCCACCCTTGAATCGGCTGAAACCGTGGGTGTCCTGTCTCTGGGTCGATCTCACTCCAAGAACATCCTCCACAAGCACGCTGGCAGTCAAAGCAGATGCTTGCCTTTACCATGCACGTCGAAGGAACGTATTTCCAGTTTTCAACTGGTTTAACAAAATATTTTTCAATGCTCATTTTTTCATGAAAGCAGTCCTATTTGTTCAGTCGTTCCGTCCTCATTTAAACGCAACCCGTCAAGTCCCCACCAAAGAATGACAATTTGCTCAACTGGTTCCCGGCTCTCCAAGATTTCGAGGTTTTCTTTTTCAATCCGTGCAAGATACTCAGAAACAACAAAATGTTCTGCGCCAACGTCTTGCGGTTCGCTTCGCCAAAACAAATTGCGAAGCCACTCAAAAACAGGGTAAAGTATCTTCTTTATTATAGGGACATCAAGAAGCATGTAAGCCATTCCAAAAGGCACAAATCCTGCATAAAGGCACCCGACTACTATCTTTCCCATTTGTCCCCCACCTATCGTCACACAAATAGCGATATTTGCGCTATATGCGCCGCAAGCGTTCTTCCTGCTTATCAAAGTATTCCTTGTCGATTTCAAATCCAGTAAAATCAAGCCCTGCGTTATAAGCTGCGATCCGGCTCGAGCCGCTTCCCAAGTGGGTGTCTAGTATCTT